ACACCGACTTTGTGGGTGACCTGTGATCGCAGCGGTCGCTATCGTCGTTCTTGGTGTTCTTGCCCTGATTCTGCTTCGGGAGAACCGTCGTCTGACTAATCTATTGCTGGCGAAGAATCCGGCTGTCGCGGTAGCGATGGAACAGAGTCGTAAGCCTCGCAAGAAAGATCGTGACGACAACAAAGCCCGCACCGCGTGGCAGACACCAGTTGAGGCAGTAGGACCGTGAACAAGCCGTGGGAACCACCGAAACCGCAGGAAGTCATCAACCTGTGGAGCAAAGCCGACCAGTATCTGCTGAAAGAGCGACGCGACTATTGGATGAACGCCTCCTACTTCGGCGGTCACCAATGGGTTTGGTGGGATCACACCCGTAACATCGTCCAAGAACTTGACTATGCGACCGAAGCGGAACGGTTCACCCGTATCACCGTCGACAAGTTCGGCCCCCGCGTCACCAACCTGATCGCCCGAATGACCCGCTCTCCGCTCGTCTGGGAAGTGGAACCGTCCGGTATCGACGACTCCAGCCTGCGCCGTCAGCGTCTCCAAGAGCAACTGTTGTTGTCCGAAGCACACGAACAGGATTGGGCTGAGATCCGGGAAGAATCCCTGCTCCAGACCCTTTTTGGTGGTGCCGCCGCCGTCTCGGTGGACTGGGATCCCGGTTTGGGCAAGGTTGTCGCCACCGACCCGGTGACCGGCATTGACATCCCTGCCGGTGGTGTGAGACTCACCCCGTTGGGCATCTCCGAGTTCTGTTTGGAACCCGGCTCCCCCGATGTGGAGTCGGCCCGCTACTGGATTCGCTGTGTCGCTCTACCCCCTGAGCAGGTGAAAGAGCGGTACAATCTGGATTGGGATCCGGTGCCGGACGCCGAAGCCGCCCTGTCGGCACGGCATCGCACCCTCCTGTCGCGCCGTCCGCAAGGCCAACCGCCTCGCCTCACCCTCGTCTACTGCTACTACGAACGTCCCACCAACCGGACTCCGGGCTGTGTCGTCCATGTGGTCAACAACAAGCAGGTGTATTCGTATGGCGACGGGCAAGGCTGGCCGTTCCCGTTCACCAGCCTCAACCTCGCTGTCTTCACCCAGCGACGCATCCCGCGCACATGGGTCGGCCACACCCTCCTCACCCCTGCTCGAGACATCCAGTACGCCTACAACCGTGCTCGCTCCACCATCCTCGAGCATATGCGCAAGGCTGCGAACGCCCGACTGATGGTCCCCGCCGGATCCATCGAAGACTCCGATGTCATCACCACCGACCCTGCGGACGTGATGGAATACAACGCTGAGCTGGGCGAACCGCATTGGCAGACCGCCCCCGACGTGCCACGTTGGATCAGCATGGAAGCCGCCCAACTGGAAGCAGAGATGGACGACATCTTCTTCACCCATGCGGTGTCTCGAGGTCAAGCCCCCGGCGACCGCAACTCCGGTTTGGCGTTGTCGGTGCTCGCCGAGAAGGACGACACTCCGCTCGGCCCGATGGCCCGCAACCAGTCGGCGATGTGGGCGCGGATCGGCAAGATGACGTTGCAGATGTATCGGGCGTACGCCTCCCAGTCGGGCATGGTTCGCACCCAGACGCTCACCACCCCGCAAGGCAACACCCTCCAGTTCGAGTGGACTGCCGAAGACATTGAGGAATATCCGCAGGTCAAAGTGCCTTTGGATGCGACCGCCCCCCGCTCCAAGATCGCCACCCAGTCGGTTATCACCAGCCTCGCCCAACAGTTTCCACAGGCATTCCAGAATGTGGACGGAACCGCTTTGGCGCGAATGTTGGATCTCCCCGACCCTCGAGGGTTCCTCGGTTCCACCGACCCGGATGTCACGAAAGCCGAATGGGAGAATGGTCTGCTCATGCAGGCTGTCCCCGTCATGCCCGCCGACTTCGACGACCACGCCAAACACATCGCCCAACACAACCGGGAACGCAAATCCCCTGCATACGAACTTGCGAACCCTGAAGTGCGTCAGACGATCGACCTGCACATCCAAGCCCATCAGACGATGGCCGCCGAAGAAGCGATGCAACAGATGGCGCAGATGCAACAGATGCCAGGGTCCGAAGCCCTGCCGCAAGCCAACGAGCCAGCCGGTTCGATGGTTCCCCAAGCAATGACCGGCCAGCCCGGCGTACCTCAGGAGATGATGCCCCAATGACCGACTTCGCCCCCGAAGGCGTGGTGGATGCCACCCCGACAGGAGAAGCCCCTGCCGAAACCCCTGCCGCCGACATCAACTGGCAAGAGAAATACCAGTCTGAGGTGCAGGACCGCATCAAGGAACGTGAACGGTACAAGCCGTTCGTTCAGACGTTCGGACGTATGCACCCCGACGACGCCCGTGCGGTACAGGAGTTTGCTACCGCTTTCGCATCCGGTGACACCGAAACCGCAGTCCGATGGATGGTCGACAACGCTCGCACCCTCGCCGGAGATCGCTTCGACACCTACATCACCCCTGCTCAACAGCAGGCGATCAACACGCAGGTCGCCCAGCAGGCGTACTCGGACGGCACCAACGCCGGTATGACCCCCGACCAGGTGGAACAGCTCGTTCAGACCCGGTTGCAGGAGTCGTTCCAGCAGATCCAGCAGGCGCAGGTACAACAGCAGTACGAACGCCAGATCGAGGAGACATTGACCCAGCATGGTCTCGCACCGGACACCCCGCTCGCAACGGCTGCCATTGTGGCCGCCTCAAAGCGATCCGACCTTGACCTCAGCGCAGCCATTCGTGAGGTGGAGGAACAAGTTCTGGCGCAAGCGCAACAGATCGCAACCCGACGCGCCGAAGCCGGTGCGAGCATGGGTGCGCCGATCGTCAACGGAGTCCCGGTCGTCTCGCCGAACGGACAGCAGATGACACCCCGTGAACGTGCGATGGCTCGCCTCGCACAGAACGGACTGTGACGTAACGTCAGCATAAGGGAAGGCACCCTTATCCTTTTGGGTGACCGCTGATGTCCCCGTCTGATGCGTTACTCTCTCCGCGTCAGACGGGGCGATTCCCTTGACAGCATCCGCACACTTGTGTGTATGCTTACACCTGAACCGGATGGTTCACCCCATAGGTACCCCCATTGGATGATGGGTTGAGACAGCCGGACGGCTACCGCTCAGACAGGTTCCGATTCCCCCCAATCAGATTCTCTCTCACGGAAAGCAAACCATCATGGCCGCAACCCTCTCCACAGTCGATGCCATCCTGAAGGATGACTACAAGGAATACCTCGACAACCTCAACGAGGCGAACTTCATTCTCTCGCAGGTCGAAACCCGCAAGGACACCGTGCAGGGCCGTATCGCCCGTCACGCCGTCCACTTGGGTCGCTCGTCCGGTGTCGGTGCTCGCGCCGAGTCCGGCACCCTCCCCACCGCCGCCAACCAGTCGTACGCGACGGTCCCGGTTCCGGTCCGCTACGTCTACGGACGCATCCAGCTGTCCGGCCCGACGATCAAGCAGGCTGTCACCGACCGTGGTGCTTTCATCGACGCGCTCGACGCCGAAATGGAAGGCATCAAGAAGGACGCGATGAAGGACGTGAACCGCCAGTTGTGGGGTACGTCCAACGGTGTGATCGCCCAATGCGGCACCACCTCGTCGTCGACCACCGTCGTGTTGGCTTCCACCACCGGAACCACCGCTCTGCGTCAGCTGTTCTTCGACGGCGGCATGGTCGTGGACATCGGAACGGTCGCTTCGCCCGCCACGATCGCGTCGGCTCGTACCGTCACCTCGGTCGACGAGACGAACAAGACGATCGCCATCTCGGGTGCTGCGGTCACCACGTCGTCGAGCCACTTCGTGTTCCGCGCCGGAGCCGGTGGAGCGTCCAACAACAGCGGTCAGCCCGGCGACGGACAGATCGAGTTGACCGGCCTCCAGACCATCGTCGACGACACCGCCGTGTTGCACACCATCGACCCGTCGTCGCAGCCGAAGTGGAAGGCGTACGTCAACAGCAACTCGGGTACCAACCGTTCGGTCACCGAGTCGCTCATCACCGGTTCCATCATGAAGGTTCTCACCAACTCGGGCAAGAAGCCCAGCCTGTTGGTGTCAGCCGAAGGCGTGAACCTGGCCATCAGCAACCTGCTGTTGAGCCTGAAGCGCAACATGGAGCAGACCCAGTTGAAGGGTGGCTACGCGGGCATCCAGTTCTACAGCCCGTCGGTGTCCGGCAAGGGTGACGAGGCTCCCACGGCCCTGTACGCCGACTTCGACTGCCCGAACAACCGCCTGTACGGTGTGAACCCCGAAGTGTTGGTGTTCCATCAGGTGGGCGACGGCTTCCAGTTCATGGACCTCGACGGCGCGGTGATGAACCGTAAGCCCGACCAGGATGCGTACGAGGCGACCCTGTACATGTACGGCGAACTTGCCTGCAAGCAGCGCAACGCCCACTTCGTCATCAAGGATCTCACCGAGGTGAGCATCTGACATGGCCGCATCCGTCAGCATCACCTACGGGCCGGAAGTCCCCGGTTCGCGCAAGGAAGTGTTCGGTGTCATCACTTTCGACTCGTCGTACCCGACGGGTGGAGAGGCTGTCACTCTCGCACAGCTCGGCGTGAACCGGCTCGACTGGCTCGAAGTTTCCACCGTGAACGGCAACGTCCCTTCGTGGGACGGCTCGACCTCGAGTCCGAAGGTCAAGTTGTTCTGGGTGGACACCACCACCGACGGCGCACCGTTGGCTGAGGTTCCGAACACCACCAACGTCTCCACGACGACTGTTCGGTTCCACGCCATCGGAGCCTGACCAAACAATCCCCCAAACGTTAGGGCCGGTTGCCGAAAGGTGACCGGCCCTTTCGTCTAGGATGACACCATGATTCGTGCAGCAGATTTGATGGGCAACGTCGCCGGTGGCGGCGAGATGGCAGAAGTGTCGTTTGACGTGTATGACATCGCCAACCGTATCCAGCGTGGTGATGAATCCGGGTGGCGTGGCGATCCGTCCGCATCCCTCATGTTCAACCCTCTGGCAGGACGGTTCGAGGTGTGGATGGTCGACGCGATGGGAACCCCATATGTGGCGTGTTCTCACACTCGCTGCGACCACACGCTGATCGTCAAACTGATCGAGGGTGACTGGCAGAAGGGTAAAGCCCTGCACGACGACCTGATGAAGAAGAACAAGCAGATTCGGGACGCTCACGAAACCGCCGAGAAAGAGAAAAGGTTGGAGTTGGCCGACAAACTGCATTGGGCGTTGGTGCGCGATGTGGGACACTTGGAAGGCTCCAACCGTCGGATCCACAGCATGAACGAGAAAGGCAAGTAGTGGCCTCATACACCGTGAACAAAGCGAAACACGCTGTGTTGACACCGAATACGGTGGACACGGTGTCGTTTGGCGACTCGGTGTCGTTTCTCATCATCTCGAACCGAACCACGTCCGGTTCCCCGATCTTCTTCACGTTCGGCGACCCGAGCAAAGGTGTCCCTACCCCGACGGTGAACGGCGACGACTGCTATGTGGTTGGCATCGGCATGACGCTCAGCCTGGTCGGCGACGGCACAGCCTCCGACGTGAAACTGATTTCCAACGGCGCACAGTCGTACAGCGTGATGGTGGTGTGAGATGAACAGACTTGAACTTCGTAACGCTGTGAAAGACCGGCTGGCCATCAAGTCGGATGGTTCCGGCAACAGCCTTGACGGCCTGATCACGAACACGTTCGTCAACACCAGCCTGAACGACGCTCTAAACCGGGTGAGCATGGAGCGCGACTGGTGGTGGCTTGCTTCGACCGCCAGCCTGTCGTTTGACACGGTGAACGGTGCCGCAACCCTCCCATCAGACTTCATGCGAGCCAACGAGCTGGTCATCAACTCGTCGCCCGCCGAATGGGTTCCCCTCGAGACGTTCCTCGACCCCACGTCGGACAACAGCACTTACGGGTGGACGATCTACGGCAACCAAGCCAAGATTGTCCCGGTTCCGTCCACCACCACCGCAGGCACCCTCTACTACTTCCGGTCTGAGCCAGCCCTTTCAAGCGACTCGTCCAGCCCTCTGATGCCGGTCGTCTACCATTCGGTGATTGTCGCCTACGCCTCCCATCTGTGCGCAGCCCGACGCCAAGACGAACAGCGAGCGTCGCTGTACTTGCAGGAGTACGGCACGTTCCTGAAGTCGATGAACGACGACAATCGGACGACAATCAAACGGCGCATCAAGTTCACTCGCGCCCGCGACTACGCCACTTGGGAGTAACCGATGGGTTCCTTCCAAATCGTCTACGACGACTTCTCTGGTGGCGAGTACATGGGGCCACGCTCCACGAACCTGCCGAAGAACACGTTCTCCGGTGTGAATGTTGCTAACAACCCTCACGGGCAACTGATGGCATACGGTACGGCGACGCTCGCATACACGGCAACCGCCGTCACAAACAGCACCGGCGCACAAATCCCCGACCAATGGATCATCGGGACAAACATTTATTCGTTCTGCCAATGGGATGTCAGTTCTACCTGGACCGCCAAAATGGTCAAGTTTGATGTCGCCAACGGAACCGTATTTCCGACACCCACAGCGACTACCACCAGTTTGACTGGGCAAATCGGAGGCAAGGTCGCCTACGACAATGCGTCCACCAAGTTCTTTTATGTTCGGGTGGACGGGGCGAACGCAGGGTTCATTCGCAGCGTCACTACCGGCGGCACCGATACGAGCGTCTCAACCGTCCTCGGTGGCACAGGCATCACCGACCTCGTTTCGTATGGATACCGGACAGTCGCCTACGGCCCAACCGCCAAACGCTTGTACTACTCGAACACCGACCTGACAACATGGTCGACAAGCCAGTATTACGAGTTCTCCGGCGAAATCCTGAATGTGTTGCCCCGTTCCAACGACCTGCTTGTCGTCTGCACTACCGGCCTATTCAGCGTCGTTGGGGTACTCGGCTCGTCTGTGACCATTCAACAACTGTTGTCGTCAGCGAACACCCCTGAAGGGATGCGCGACGCCATCATCGTCGGTCGCCAAGCGTTCTTCCCTGACAGCAGCCAGTCCGGTAATGTTGATGGGCGCATCTACGTTCTACAAGGCACCAACATCCAGCCCGCTTTTACCCTTGACTACGAAATCGTGGAAGGTCTAAACACCGACGGTGGCCCGCAACAAATCAGATGTTTCAACACAGCTGACGGGCAGATCGGCATTCTAACAAAGAACGGCACAAGTTCGTACACGCGCCGCCCCGACGGAACATGGATGAGACACGCCCAACTTGACGGCGATTTTGCTCCCAGCATTGAACGCAACGCTGTCAGCCAAATGCACATGGGTCGCCCCGGACCGCAAGCACAATCCGAGTACGTCGTGTATGCGATGGCTGACGCGGGAGACGGATACGACATCAACTTTTATCGTCTCATCAACAACGTGACTGCCCCAACAAATACCGACTACGACTTTTCGCCTGCATCCACAGCATCAGGGTCAACCGGCTATCCGACAGGGACAGTCACCCTGCCCGAGTTTTGGCACAACAAACCTTTCACCGTCAAACACGCGATTATTGAATGGTCTGGTGACACAAACAGCACTTTGACAGCCCGTATCCGATCAACAGGCATCTTGGACACCGACAGCCTCGCGGCTTACACCGGAGGAACCTCGTCGACGATCACCACTACGTTGGGGCCAACTGTCGTTTATGGGGTGTACAACACCGAACGCTTCTACATCGACAACGCCCAGAAAGGCATGGGTGCCAAACTGATCCTTGGGCTAACACAATGTCGCGTCAAGCGTGTCATCCTGATGTGCGAGGACTGAGATGCCGTTCGCATACACGTTCCGCGCCGACGACCTAGAGACAGTCGCCAACCAGGACAAAGACCTGCTCGAGAACCGCGATCGGGAACTCGAGTTGTACCTGAACCAGCCCAACGTCAAATTGCGACGGGTCGCAACACAAACAATTAGTCCTAGTACGACTGTGGCCGTCAGTTTTGATACTGAAGATTCTGATGACAGCGGGTTTTTCCCTGGTTCCGGCACAACGCTTACAGTTCCATCAGGAATGGGCGGTCTGTATGTAGTTGGCGGTCAAGTAAATTGGAGTGCAAATCCGACAGGTACCAATATACGTTTCAGGGTAAATGGCATAAGCTTTTTATTGTTGAGTTTCGGAAACGTAACCCCAGTCCAAGTTGGTTCTAGCGTCTACCTCAATGGCGGCGACACTTTGGATATGGCAATCACCCAGAACTCAGGTCTAACGGCAACCGCTACAGCAACCTTCTGGTTGACCCGAGTGCTGGCATAATAGGAACGAAAGGAGCCTGACATGACTATCCCCCCGTCCCTCGCACAGCCGTCATTCACACAGGCTCCCATCGAGACAACCGACCCCAACGCGATCTCCAAGACGATCATGGACGCGAAAGGCGACCTGCTAACAGCCACCGGCGCAGACATCCCCGCGAGGCTCGCTGTCGGCACAGACGGACAGGTGCTCGTCGCCGACTCCACCCAAACCACCGGCCTGAAATGGGCTGTTGACCCGACCACCACCTCATTTGACGCTAAAGGCGACCTGCTGGTCGGAACCGGCCCTGACGCCTACACCCGTGTCCCCGTCGGCACCAACAATCAGGTGCTCGTCGCCGACTCCGCTGAAGCGTCCGGTGTCCGCTGGTCATCCGAACAAGACCCCAATGCGATCACCAAGAGCATCATCGACGCCAAAGGTGACCTGATCGCTGGCACCGCCGCCGACACCCCAGCACGACTGGCGGTCGGCTCCGACGGGCAGTATCTGATCGCAGACTCGACACAGGCGGCAGGGATCAAATGGGCGGCTCCCAACATCACGCTCGGCACCGAAACATCCGGCGACTATGTCGCTGGGGTAACTGGCGGCACAGGGGTGACTGTCACCGGGTCCGGTGGCGAAACGTCAACCCCTTCGATCGCTATTGGGCAGGCTGTCGGCACAGGTGACACGGTCGCTTTCGGTGGGTTGAACGTCGACTCCGGCACCCTGTATGTGGATGCCACCAACAATCGGGTGGGCATCAACGACACAACCCCGTCATACAGCCTTGACGTGACCGGAGACGGGCATTTCAGCACCGATCTGACGGTGGACGGCACCGTGTACGCACCGCACATCCACGGCGATTTGGCGGGCCTTGTGTACTTCCATGTGAAGAACACGACTGCTTCCACCATTCCGAACGGCACCCCCATCTACATCACCGGCACCGTCGGCTCAACACAGGTCGCCGAGATCGCCCCAGCTGACGCATCCAACAGCGCGAAAATGCCTGCGATCGGCATCACCGACGGCGACATCATCGCTAATGCGAACGGTCATGCGGTCATCGTCGGCGACCTAGACGGACAGAACACCAACGCCTACAGCATCAACCAGCCTCTTTATGTTGCATCCGGCGGTGGCATTACCGGCACCCGTCCTACCGGTGCATCCGACGTGATTCAGGTGGTCGGCCATGTCGCTCGAGTGAACACCAACACCGGTGGCATCGTTGTCGCCTGCGGGCCGTCAGCGAACACTCCGAACACGATCTCGGTGACCGGCAACATCTCTACTTCCGCAGGACAGTTCAACGGGTCTGGGGCCGGACTCACCTCGATCCCTGCCGGACAACTGTCTGGCACCGTCCCCTCAAGCAACATCGGCAACGACTCTGTTGCGCTCGGTACGAAGACGACCGGCGACTATGTGGCGACGTTGCAGGCCGGTACTGGTGTCACGGTCACCAACGGGTCGGGCGAAGGAGTGTCGCCGACGGTCGCTATCGGACAGGCTGTTGGTATCGCCGACTCTCCCCAATTCCAAGCGTTGACAACTACAGGAACCGTGTCAGCGAACGCGGTGTCGGTGACCAACGGTGTTGGGGCCGCGTCTGCGACGATCACCGGCACGACAGCCACCTCGGCTTTGACGGTGGACGGCATCGAGATTGACACTACCGGAGCGTCTGCCAACCAGGTACTTCAATACAACGGCACCAAGTTTGTGCCAGCCACAGTCAGCGGTGGCATCCCAGACACCATTTTCGATGCCAAAGGCGACTTGATCGCTGCCAGCGCACCTGACACTGCAGCCCGGCTGCCGGTCGGAACAAACGGCCAGTTCTTGGCCGCTAATTCGGCAACATCAACTGGCCTTGAATGGCAAACCATCTCGGTGATGCCAAACTTTGAAGACGACCAGAACATTCTTGCCAACCAGGTTTTTAGTTAGGAGCACCAGTGGCTACGTTCAGCAAAAAAATACTCAGCGGATCAACCGATGGACGACCCATCTTGGTCGCCACCAACAGCTCGCCTGGCACCACCATCCACACTGGATCGAGCACCGCCACCACATTTCAGGAAATCTGGCTGTATGCCAGCAACCCTGGAGGCGTTCAACGCACCGTGACCATTCAATGGGGTGGGACAACCAGCCCGAATGATTACATCACGTTCGCTTTGCCAGCGCAGAGCGGTCTTGTTGTTGTTGTCCCTGGCCTCATCTTGAAAGGAAACGCAACGCCACTCGTTGTCCGGGCGTTTGCCGATACTGCAAGCCAAGTCAACATCAGCGGATACGTCAACGAGATTGCCTAATGTCAAGGTTTGCCCAACGCACGCAACGCACTGGTGTGGTCGATGACTTTCTCCCCAACGTCAGCCGACCCCAAAAATACCTTCGCAACTCCGAGGGCATGCCTTGGGTTAGGCCATCAGATTGGCTAGATACCACTCCGGTTGCAGCGACAGAAATCTGTTTTCTGTACGCCGTTTATCAACCTGACTCAAACTTTCTTCAGTTCAGCGTTACGACATCATCCGGCAATTTTACGGTTGATTGGGGCAATAGCACAAGCAATTCGTATGCCTCAGGCACGTCGGTCGCCAAACAGTTCTTGTGGGCCAGTTATGGGAACTTGTCAGCAAGGGGTTATCGCCAAGCTCGAGTCCGAATTACTGGCAACATTACAGGGGTCAATTTCAACCTAAGGCATGCAAGTGTTACTAGTTCCTCCGCTTCGTCGCAAATTGTTGAAATAAGCGCCCAGGGTTCATCTATCACATCTTTCACAATGTCTGCATCGAGTGTGAACATTAATCACCTGAGCTTAGAAAACTTTGCTTTTATCGGCACCTGTTCGATAACCAGCATGGCCCGCATGTTCAGCAATTGTAATGCCTTGCAGTCAGTGTCTTTGCCGAACACGTCGAGCGTCACCAACATGAGCGTTATGTTCAACGCTTGTTACAGCTTGCAGTCAGTGTCTTTGCCGAACACGTCGAGCGTCACCAACATGAACAGCATGTTCAACAATTGTACCGGCTTGCAGTCGGTGTCGCTGCCAAACACGGCAGCCGTCACCGACATGGGCGGCATGTTCAACGCTTGTTACAACTTGCAGTCGGTGTCGCTGACAAACACGGCAGCCGTCACCAACATGGGCGGCATGTTTGGCGGTTGTTACAACTTGCAGTCGGTGTCGCTGCCAAACACGGCAGCCGTTACCGACATGAACAGCATGTTCAACGCTTGTTACAGCTTGCAGTCGGTGTCTTTGCCGAACACGGCAGCCGTTACCGACATGGGCGGCATGTTTGGCAGTTGTTACAGCTTGCAGTCAGTGTCTTTGCCGAACACGGCAGCCGTCACCAACATGGCTCAGATGTTTATCGGTTGTTACAACTTGCAGTCGGTGTCGCTGGCGAACACGGCAGCCGTCACCAACATGTCGAACATGTTCGACGGTTGTAATGCCTTGCAGTCAGTGTCTTTGCCGAACACGGCAGCCGTCACCGACATGGGCGGCATGTTTTTTGCCTGCTTTGGTTTGCAGTCAGTGTCTTTGCCGAACACGTCGGCCGTCACCAACATGAGCGTTATGTTTTTTGCCTGCTATGGTTTGCAGTCAGTGTCGCTGCCAAACACGGCAGCCGTTACCGACATGAACAGCATGTTTTATAGTTGTTACGGCTTGCAGTCGGTGTCGCTGGCGAACACGGCAGCCGTCACCAACATGGCTCAGATGTTCAACAATTGTTACGGCTTGCAGTCAGTGACAGGGCTAAGCGGCGCAAGCGCTTACGGCAGCGGCACCTACACCAGCATGTTCAACAATTGTCCCAGCCTGCAATCTATTTCAGCAACCAACATGAAATTCACTCACAGCATCCAATACTGCAAACTAAGCGCAACTTACCTCAACGCTTACTACACAGCCCTCCCGACCGTCAGCGCCCAAACCTTGTCTGTCACCGGCAACTGGGGAACCGCCACCGACAACCCCGCAATTGCAACTGCCAAAGGATGGACGGTCGTAGGATGAACCCAGGCTTCTACAAAAACGACGGCGGTATTCTGCTGTACGGCCCAAACTTTGTGCTCAACAAAGACTACGAACTACGCGCCGAAACCCACGCCGACCACACCTACCCCATCGATGGCTGGTCATGGTTTGATGGCGAGGACAACGCCCGCGTGGCGTTAGGGCTGCCTGTTGAGAATGGTTCAATAATAGATGAAGCCTCAGAATCGGGCAGGCAAGGCAACACCCCCGAACCGTGGGAACCCTCCACCACCCCGGAGCCGTAATCCAATAGGCTGACCTCAACACCTGCCAGGAGGGAACATGACCAAACAAAGCCTGCTTGACGACATACGCCACGAAAACGGGCGCGGATCCGGCCCGAACTGTTGGGTCGGCCAACTTCTCGCCAGCCTCACCCCCCAAGACCGAACCGACCTCGAGGCCGCTTTCGCCGACTCAAACATCCAGCATTCGGCGATCGCCCGCGCCCTACGCAACCGGGGTTACGACGTGAAACAGTCAGCCATCCCCCGCCACCGGAAGAAAGAATGCTCCTGTGAGTCTCGCTGACGACATCAACGCCGAAAACAACGATCTGACTTCGGTCAACCGGATACGCCGTCAACGCGACCAAGCGAACGCCGAAAACCTGAAACTGATCGAACGGCTTGAGGAACTGGAACGCGCCCTCAACCTGATTGACGCGGCGACCAGCACCACCCTGCAACCCCCGAAATGGCTGGTCACACCCCCGTCAGGCCGGAAGAAACACGCCACCCTGACGCTCCTGCTGTCCGACACCCATTTCGACGAGGTGGTGTTGCCCGAAGAAGTGGGTGGGCTGAACGCCTACAACCGCAAGATCGCCGAACTTCGGCTACAGGCATGGGCGCAGAACGCGATCAAGATCGCCCGCCACTATCTCGCCGGGGTCACCTACGACGGGGTGGTCATCATGCTGGGAGGCGACATCTTCTCCGGCGACATCCATGAGGAACTCGCCCAAACGAACGAAGACACGATGCTCGGCTCCCTGCTCCATTGGTCGGAGCAACTGTGCGCGGCACTCACCATGTTCGCCGACGAGTTTGGGAAAGTCCATGTCGCAGCGGTGATGGGCAACCACGGGCGCATGAGCCGGAAACCTCGAGCCAAACTGCGGGCCAGAACCAACTTCGACTGGCTTCTCGCCAAGATGATCGAACGCCACCTCGGCTCCGACAAGCGGTTCACCTTCCAAGTGGGAGAGAACACCGACTGCCTGATCCCCATCTACGGCACCCACCATCTGCTCACCCACGGCGACCAAGTGTCCGGCGGTGGCGGTATCGGCGGTATCTGGCCTCCGATCATGCGGATGCGAGCGCGGAAAGCCCAACGGGCCAACGACACCGGCACCCCGTTCACCACCCTGTGGATGGGGCATTGGCATCAGCTGATCCAAACCCCCGGTCTGATCGTCAACGGCAGCCTGAAAGGCACCGACGAATACGCTTGGGTGTCCAACTTCGGCCATGAACCCCCACAGCAGGCTCTCGCCATCGTCACCCCCGAACATGGCATTACCATTCAGGCACCCGTATTCAGCCTTGACAGGAAGCGAGAAAAGTGGTGAAACCGGTTCTCGTCATCTGGCACGACGCACACGCTGGCACCAGCCAATGGACGCGCCTAGACGAGATGGAAGACGACGGCCCGTACGAAGTGTTCAGCGTCGGATTCCTGCTGGATCGCCGATCGGGTGGCAAAACGAAACACATCTCCATCACCCAATCTTGGACCCCGGAAGCGTGTGTAGACTCGGTTCTCCACATCCCTGTCAAGATGGTCCAAAAGGTCATCTATCTTCTCGAGGTCGACGATGAACATCCCGGTGCGATTGGCAAAAGTGATCTACAAGTTTCTCACCCGATGCACCCCTCGAGGCTTGGAAGAGGAACAGGAACTGGCGTGGGCGATCAAAACGCTTGACGGCCTGTTGCACCGCAACGCAAAAAAGTGATGTTGTAATCTGATGCGGTGAAATATGTACCGCGTCTAACAGTCCTGCTAGTTTGCCTGTTTGCGTGGGTTCAGCCTGCTCGAGCAGAAGAAGTGACGGTGACTGGGGCGAACGACCTGTGGTTCACGTTCTCTGAGCCGGTCGTCTTCAAGGTGCGGTCATACGCCCAACAGTACGGGATTGACTCGATGCTGTGGCTGTACGACTCCGACGGCAACCTTCTCACCCAGAACGACGACTGGTTCGGGCTGGACTCTTGGATCGAACATCCGGTTCCGGCAGGCTCCTACCGGCTTCGCACCGGCGTCTGCTGCGGAAACCCTGACGCCTGGTATGGCACGTCGTACACGTTGGACATCAACTCGACACCCGACGAAACATCCACCACCACAACCAGCACAACCACTACTGTGGTATCCACAACCACTCTGCCGGAGGCGACGACCACAACATGGGTTCCCACCACAACATCCACGGTCCCGACGACGACGAGTACTACCATTGCCCCGTCGACGACTGTCCCTGCCACGGAACCGCTCCCGGAATCATCTTCGTCCACTACATCGGCCCCGACGACCACGACCTCTACCGTTGGGCCGTCAACCAGTACGACCGTCTCTTCGGCTCCTACAACGACACCGACGACGACGAGCACAACGACCTCGACGACTACGACCCAGCCCAGCTCGTCGGAGACATCGACAACTACCTCCGTTCCCGGGCTAACCACCCCACCGACAAGCAGCCTCCCACCCGAGAATGAGGCTCTGACCAGCGTCTTAGCAGACCCCACCGTTTTTGACGACCTGTCAGAAACCGAGGTGGAAGACCTGATCGCCACTATCGCCGACGCTCCGCTCACCGACGCGGAAGCCGAACAACTGTCAGCCGTACTGTCAGACGCGCCTGACGAAGTGAAAGCCGAGTTTGAGTCGCAGATTGACGTGTTCTCCGGCCAGTTTGACACCTACGTTCCGCTCGGCTCGGTCGTGGACGTGGGAACCCGACGAACCCTCGTCGCCGTCACAGCAACCACCCTGGTTGCCATCCCCGCCCCCACCAGCAGCAGGAGAAAACCATGAAGAAACTACCCAAAGTCGTCATCGAAACCGGGGTGATGGCCGGATCCCTCGGCCTCGTCCTCATCACCTTGTCCGGCGAAACCCGAACTCAGGCTCTCATCATTTCGCTGGCAAGCATCGCCTTCTATGTTGGCTCCCAGCTGCTCTCCGACGACTAGACTGTTGCCATGACTTTGACCCGAAAGACACTCTCGAGCGCGGTAATCGTGCTAGTTTGTGCCGTATTGAGCCAATGTTCAGACAGGTACAGGTACCCTTGTGACAACCCAGCCAACGCCGGAACAGCCGAATGTCAGGGAACGGATGCCGTCCCGACCCCGTAAAGAGCGGATGACCGCCCAAGAGCTGGACGCTCGCCTGCGGTATTACGTCGGCATCGGGCTGATCGTCATCGTCGGTCTGATCGTCGTCACCATGCTGTGGGGACTCCTGTTCGTCGTCCAGCCTTTGGACGCCCAATCGCCGAACGACAAAGCGATGCTTGAAATCCTCGGGCCGATCTGTTACACATTGGTTGGTGCCGCCGTCGGCATCGTTGCCACAAGAGGCAACCGTAAAGACGACTAACAAGGAGCCTGCCAATGCCCACCGTCCGAGCCACTCTGGTTCTCGCCGTCACCGTTGACCATTTGCCACCGGAAATCCCCGGCTACAAGTCGCCGGAAGGGGACGAACCGCCGATCGACGGTGGTGAACAGGTCGTCTACGACGTGATGAAGACCTTGCAGGAAGTGCTTCCCGACAACTGCTATATGTTCGTTCGGGCGACAACCGTGGACAACTGACCGGTTTCACCTGCTAGCGTTCCGAGAATGGGACGCAAATACACAGGTTGGGACGCGAACGCCACCGGCAAACGAGCCGGACTCGAAAAGTTTGTCGAACTCACCATCAAGCATTTCAACAACGGTGTGTGGAACAACGGCACCTGGTCGGTTCGCAACATGAAGAACCCGGCGTTGAAAACCCCGAAACCGTCTGTTCATGGCACCGGACGTGCCGCCGACCTGTCGTGGCGAAGCCACAAAGGCAAAGGTTTCGGCGACTACAACACCGCCTGTCAAGTCGTCGACTTTTGGGTGGCGAACGCCGAACTGTTCCTAGTCGAGGAAATCCACGACTATTTCCCTGGACCGCACGGACGAGGCTGGCGTTGCGACAAGGCCGTGTGGACGGTGTACAAGAAGCCGTCTATCGGTTCGGCTCCTGGTGGCGACTGGTTCCATGTGGAGATCGCCCCCACTCACGCCGATAATCCCGCCTACTACGAGGAGGCTTTCGCCAGTCTCGCAGGCGCACCTGCCCCCACCCCCACCCGTGAAATCAGCGACGGACTCAAGTTTGACTATCCGGGCCAGCCGGTCAAGCTCGGCTCCAAAGGTCCGGCTGTCGCGTTGGTGCAGGCTGCGATCGGAGCGAAGCCCGACGGAGAGTTCGGCCCCAAGACCGACTATCGGGTGAAGGAATGGCAGATGGCCCGCAACATCGCCCCCGACGGAATCGTCGGACCGGTCACCTGGAAGGTCATGTTCGGCTGATGGAAGCGGTGCTGGTCGCCCTCATCGGTGGTGCTTTTACCATCGTCGCCATCCTCGTCGAGAAGGGTCGCAAAGAGAACCAGCGTGACCACAACAACGTGATGGACCGTCTTGATTTGGTGTCATCGGAGATCCGCAAAGACATCCGGCAGGTGCGCTACGACTTGACCGACCATGTGAACGGACCTGCACACCTTCCGGCACCTGCACCTGCTAAAGTGGTGCGGAAACGCCCGAAGGCTGGATAGCCGTAGGTTTCGACGGAGACTTCTATGGCCACTACCGCAACAGCCGAGTACTACGACAAGCAGGCGAACCTCACCAAATCCAACGCCGACCTTGCCTACAACACGGCGTTGGCGAACCTTGCCCGCCGTTTCGGTGTCGCCAACCGCCAGTTGGAATCCAACATGGAGGCTCGAGGCATCCTGCGTTCCGGCGAGGCGAACACCTACCGCACCGAACTGACCGCCGAAGAAGAAGCCGAGAAGACTGCTGCTGAGATGGCGAAACTTGGTGCCTACAATCAGGCTGACATAACGTTGGCTGGACAGATGGCTGCGTTGAACGCAAACAAGAGTGGTTCCAGCGGAGGCGATACCTCAGCCCCGTCAAAACGGTTGACTCCTGATGCGCCGAAGGCTGTGGTCACCTTACCTAATGAGCCGAAGCATGTGGTCGCCTACCAGACGCCGACAGTAGCGTTCGCTGGCCCCTACGGTGTGGCGGTTCCCGACCTGTCCAAGGTGGACTTCAAGGCTTTGGGACGCATGATGGAAGCCCAGAAACCCAAACCGCCGTCACCGGCGAAACAGACTGCGACGTTCGCCACCACCGGCCTGTACGGTGTGTCTCGTCCGGTGCGTGATTCCAGAGGACGCTGATGGCCACCCCGCAGGAACTCGCACAGCAGATCGCTGATCGAAGCGCACAAGCCGCCGCCATGATGGCTGACCTGGATCGACGCGCCCGTGAGGCTGCGACCGCCCGTCTCGCCCCGTCGGGTGACACTCTCGCCATGTACGAGGATCGGTTCAACGAGGTGTACAACCCGGCGAACGCACAGGCTGTCGGACAAGCCAATGCGATGCGCGAGTATGCGACCGGCCTCGGTGACATTCTGGTGCGCAAGGCCCGCGAAGCCCGATCCGGTGGTGGATCAAAGTATGTCAACCCGTACGACAACTATCAGGTTCCCACCCTCGAGCAGTTGATTGCCCTGCAAGGACTCAAGTTCGGTCAGAAACCGATCGCCTACGAAGACAGAAACCGTGGTGTCGCTTTCGCTGGTCCGTACGGTGCAGTCATCCCGTCAACCGCCCCCGTCAAACCTCGACGCGACTACGGTTCGGCTGACACACAGGAACGGAGGCTGGGCTGATGGCACCGCGCACCGGCCCCCGTGGCGTAACAAACGAAGATGTCGCCAACCGTGCTGGCGTCACCTACGTTTACGCCCCCGAAACACCCGCCCAACAGAACCAGATGAACCAGCAGGCGTTGCTGTCCTATGTTCTCGGCGGGCAGGCTCCCGGCTACGGCATGAAGTACGGTGGGTTCCCAACCGCCGCATACGGTCAGGCTGCTGTTGAAGGGCAAGCGTTCGGTATCGCCGACCTCGCACGGCAAGCCGCCCAGCAGGGTGCGATCAGGGAACAAGAACTTGTTTTACAGGCAGAACGTGAGAATCGTCCGGCAACAGCCGCAAAATACCGGTACGCCCAACCTTCGCAGCAGGTAAAAGAGGCTGGGGCTGCGATCGGTGAAGCAGACACGCCGATACAGCAAATGTTGGCTCGCGCACGGATGCAAGCAGTTATGGATCGTGAAAGCATCGCCAGATCGGAAGAGGTTCAGCCGTCCGTCGACGCACGTCTTAGAGCTGACCTTGCCAGCCAAGTTGGCCCCTACCGGCAGGTCAGCGAAACTTTGGGTATGTTCACACCTAGCCAGTTGGCCCAGCAGATCGCCGTGTCGCGTTACGGGTACGACCCGATGCTCGCCTCCGGGCTGTTCGGCGGGGCGACCGACGTGAAGTATGCCGAACAGGTGCAAACCTTGCGAGACGCTGAACGCCAGGCGCAGGGTTTCGGTTTGAGTAACGACGAATACCTGTTTGAGACGCTCGGCCCCGAAGAGTTTGCCCGATACCAAGAGGCGAAGGCGATGAACGCCTACGAGAACGCGATGCAACCCGACTACACGCAAGACGATATTGACATTTATGAGGCGTACGGTGTCATTCCTTCCAACAATGAGGAACGCGAAATCATGTTGGATCCCAGTTTCTTGCAGGATGTTCAGGAAGCGAAGACCCGTCTTTCCGAAGCAGACAAGGCCTTGTCGGCTGATCCTGTTATTGCGGATCTTGTCGGCAACTACTATCGCAACACGGGGAATCCTGCTCGAGCAATCCTGCTGGAAAACATCTTGTCGCAATTCTCGTTTCTTGTTCGCCCGATCGGCGCAAACATTTCGCGTGACGTAAACATTCCGGGGCGATGAGCGACAACGCATCAGACCTTCTCGCTGAAGCAGTCAAGAGACGCGCATCTTTGACGGCATCAGCACCGACGAATCGTGGTGCTGTCCTGCGCACCGTCCGACCCAGACAGCAGGGTGAAGGAAGCCCGTTTGACAATTACGACGAGCAAGAGCAAGACGGCGGCGGTGGTCTGCTGAAGAACATCATGTCCGGTCCTGCGGCAATTGCATCAGGCATCACACAACTTCCGACGTTTTTTGGGAAAGCGGTGCAAACCGGTGGCGGTGTGCTGGAAGGCGTGTACGACCTTGCGTCTGAGGGTGTTGAAGGGGTTTTCGGCTTTGACCCGTACACGTCACGCTTAGAAACCGACTTGGCTCGAGGCCGTGCGCAAGGGTTGACAGGTGCAGAACTATTCGCTTACGCCGGTCACCGACAGTTCCCGTTGGCATCCGAGATGGTTTCGTCGTACGCCAGAACAATTCCTCGCGTCGCTGAAGTAGGAACTCTCGGTTTCTATGACACCGGGGAACCGGGCTTTGATTACAAGAACGCCTACGACAGAGGTCAACTGGGTGCACTTCTTGTTGAAGACATAGGAAACCTGATTCTGCTCGGTCGTGCTTCTGGAGCAGGCAACGTCGTTTCACGAGCAGGTACAGGCATTGGTGCTGCCGGTGCGCCTCGACTGGGGCGTGTCATCTCCACCACAGGGCGGTTCATTGAGGAACCGATCGGGTCGACGGTGCGCGGTACAGCCCGTCTCGGACAGGTCGGTGCTGAAGCCCGAGGTGCAACTACGCTCGGTTCTCGGCTGGGACGTATCGCCCAAGCAGGGCTGGATGACACTTCTGGTCCGCTACGTCAAACAGTTGTCGAAGCACGAGAGATTCGTCGCGCCCGTGGTGATGCCAACGTCGCCAAGATCGTTGACCGTCTTGGGGCGTTGGACAGAGAACTGTTCGCTCCGAACGCTGATACGGGACGCATCAAAGCCGAGATCAACGAGCAGAAGAATCTCTTGGAGAAAGCGTTGCGCCAATCCGGTCAAGTGGCTGATGCTCGAAAGAAGATCGTCGCCGACCAGATCTACGAGGAAGCGGTTCGCACAAACATTCAGACCGAAGGTTCGCGCCTTCAGGCGCGTGGCCCGTCGCTGTACTACCCAGATGCCCCCGAAGGTCCGATGCCCGATTTCGCTGCCCCTGTTGCGATCCTGATCCGCACCGGGAAAATGGAGATTGCGCTGCGTGAAGTGGCTTCAGGCAACTCAATCCAAAACATTGCTGACGCTATGACGCCAGTACAGGTTGGCCCTGACCTTGAACGCATCGGCTATCGGTATGCGCCGGAATACATTCAGACTGCCGTTGACTATGCACAAGGCAACTTGGACCCGTTCGCCACCCGTTCTATTGACGCTGCGCTTGAGTTCCTCAGCCGTGTCGGTGACGAGTTCACTCGAGGACAGTTGTCCGGCAGATACCGGCTTGAAGGCCCAATGCCTGAGTCGTATTTGGGTACGTTCCCCCTCGCCGAGTTCCTGTTCGCAGAACTAGACCGAGGTCGTTTCCCACGAACCGAACGAGCGAGAATTATCAACGCTCTCGACACTATCGCAGTCCAGTTCATGGACACGCTCCCACCCGAACTACGCAAACTGTTCAAGCAAACCGCACAAGATCCGCAAGGTGCGTTCCGTGCGCTCGTCGACCTACCGCCCGATCATCCGCTCGCTGGTGTCGCCCAACAAATCTTCGAGCTGATGTACGACCAGTTCCTGCAACAGTTCCCGACGATCATGCGTGACCCAATGATCTACCCGGCGAACATGAGGCCGAACATCAACGCTGAGGCACGTCTGCTACGTCAGGCTCGCAGCGCAGACATCACCACGATCGTCCGAGGGTTGCAAGACCTCGCTGACGTTTACGGCAAGTTGCTCGGCACCAAACTGGTGGAGTCGATCGTCAACGACATGGACACGCTGGTCGGCAAACCGGAAGCGTATTTGCCTGGTTCGTACAACCGGATCATCGGCAAGATTGACGGGCTGATGGCCCGCATCCGTGAGCGCATCGCCGAGATCGAGGCACAACGCGAAACGGTCACCGCTGAGAAGGCGCAGACGATCAACGACCTGATTGAGGCTGAAGCCCGGTTGGGTGCCATCCAAACCACCGTCCGTGCGCTGGTCGACAACCTAAACCGGATTCGTGACGAGGAACTGCCTGGTGTTACCGCCGCCCTAGAGCAGGTGGAGTTGTCTGCTGGACAAAAGCGTGTCGCCGAGGATGCGATCGCAGAGTATGAGCGCACCGCCCGTCAGGACGAATTGGCGTTGACCCCCGATGAACGTCAGACGATCATCGACGACATTGACGAGGCTGTCCGGCTGGCCGAACAAATGGATGACCCAGTTTTCTTTGAGGCTTTGATCGCAGAGTTTGAGGCTCGGCAACGTGAAGTGGACGCTGGGCGACCCGACCCTGCGTTGGAGGACGCAACGATTGACCCCCGTGATCCGAGGGTGAAAGCAGAACGGCAACGTCGCGTTGACCAGACTGAACGCCGTCGACTGGATACATCTCAGCAATTGCGGGACATTATGACGATCGGCAAGATTTCTTGGCGACAATTCAATGATCCTGCGTTCACCCGTGGCGAACCGTTTCGACAAGTGCTGGAAAAACTTCTGGCAGAGGTTGACCCTGCTTTGGCTAAGCAGGCATTGGACTATTTTGCCCGTAATCATGTAGAGAAGAAGCCCACCAAGCGCGAACCAGTCAATCGTGGTGTTGATGGCGAAGACTTTGTTACTAGATACAGCGAAGCGTTTGACACGGTTGACGAAAGTTACCGAGCATTGGCACAGTCGCTCGTTGATGTTGTGCGGGCGATCAACGACGAAAGAGCCGCAAAGAAAGTTACGTTGGCTCAAGTTGCGCAAGAAATGGCCGCCGAAACAGACACCGGTTACCGTGTTTCTGAGCGCAGTCTTGCCGTTACGGCCCGTGCGATCGCCTATGCCACAAACCCAAACCTGCTGACCGCCGACCTGCGTTTGCGTGACCGGTATGCCACCGAGATGGAAGCCGGTCTTCCGTACGAAGGCGCACCACCCCGGTTGATCCCCATTCCGAAAGAACTGCTCGAGAACCTGCGTCGAGCCGACCGAGATGTCACCAAACAGGAGCGCAACGTCCAACGGCTCCGCAAGGAAGGCACCGCCGAACAGCGGCGCATCGTCCGAGGCCAACTGAAGGGCATCGGCAAGATCATTGAGCAACCTGACGGAACCGTTGAAGGGCAGATGCTGAAGGGTCCGCAGACGAAAGCGGAAGCTGAGATCGAACAGTTGCGCAACAAGGATCTGAACAAGCAGATCCGGCTTGACCAGTTGCGTGAACAGTTCGCAGTCCAGTCAAGGATGCTCACCGATGTTTCTGGGGTGCGTCAATCTGCTACCGCTGTCGGCACACAAATGGCGCAGCCGTTCGGCCCACAACTGTTGGGTGCGGACAGTCAGCTCGGCTACCTCCCTGGTGGTTTGCCCACCACAGCCCGTGACGCTTCCCGTGTGATGACCGAACTCCGTTTGGAAGGTGCCGCCCCGCAGGTCAAGTCGCCGACTTCGATGCTAAGAACCTCGGACATCATGCCGTTGCGTCTTGATGACATGATGAAACGGTTCGACGAAATCTTCAACGTCGTGGGCCGCAACCGAGTCCTTGAAGATGTTGTCATGGATCGGCGTTTCTCTGTGCGCATGGGCAGTCTTGTCACCCCCAAACAGTTGGAAGCAATCGTCAAGAAAGCACAGTCTGATGTCGCCGCCCAGAACCTTGTCCGCACCCCAGCGCAAGTGGACGCTGCGGTGAAAGCCGAAGTCGGTGTGCGACTGTTTGAGATCGCTCAACGCAACGGCTACGAGGCGGTCAGCCCGGTCAAGGTGGATCCGACAACTGGCGCACACGAAGCGTTAGGTGACCTTCTGCGCACCGTCCCCGCCGAACAGATTGACCCGAACACGATCCTGATGCGTATTGGGATGCGCGAGAAACTGACCCAGCAGTTTGTGCCGCGAGGCTCTGGCAATATGCCTGACGCAGTTCAGGCGGTCGGCAACACGCTCGGAAAGTTCACCTCCGAATGGAAGTCAACCGTTCTCCCGTTCTCGTTGCGTTGGCAGATCGGCGACCTCGTTGGCAACGTCATCAACGCATGGGCGTTGGGTGATGTCCCCCCCGCCGAATTGTTCCGACGCATGAGCGAGATCGACAGCCTGCTCACTTCTAGCAGCAAACGGTTGGAGTCGTTGACCGGCACTATTGAGAACGACCTGATTAGCGTGTTGATTGGCGCAGGGCTACAGGCGCGTGGACTTCGAGACTTTGACTTGCAACAGATGCGCGGTCTAAACCCTCGAGCAGCGATCGCCGACTATCAGATTCAGGGGCCGGTGCCGTTTTTGCGTGACACACCCGGATTCCGAATGTTCCCTGGTTTCCGTGAGAAGTCGTACCGGTTCAACGAATACCAGAACACGGTTGCCCGTGCTGCGACAGCCTCTATCAAACTAGAACGCATCCTGAACGAGCGCGGCCTGACCATTGACAGCGTGACACCGCTCAACTATTTAGACGATGCCAACATTCGTGATGCTGTCAACCAAGCGGTGCGCGAAACCAACGATGCTCTCGGAGCGTTCACCGAGTTGAACCCGTTTGAGAAGAACGTGGTGCGCAACATCTACCCGTTCTGGTCGTGGATCCGCTACATCAACAAGGCTGCGGTGAAGATGGCGATTGACCATCCCGACCGTGTGCTGTTCACCGCCGCTCTCGGCTCGATCGCATCGTCACCCGAACAAGAGGGACTGTTCCCATTCCTCGAAGGTCGAGTCCCAATGCTCGGCTACTACTTTGACCTGTCGTTCCTGAACCCGTATCAGGATGCGATCATCCTGCAACCCAACCCAATCAAGGCGTTGACGGAACAGTTCCAGAACATTTCGCCGACCATCACCGCACCCGTTCGCGCCGCCTCGGCGATCTCCTACTATGGCGGTGGCGGGCAAATAAATATCCTCGGAGGCAACATCCAGCGTCCCGGCTATCTCGAGGGACAAGGAAGCCTGCTGACCGGCAACGTGTCCACCGACAGAGGATGGGGCGACCTGCTCGGCGAACTCGGCTACATCGGTTTGACCACGATGGGTGGCCCGTTCCGCAACCTGCCCGCTTACGGCCCGACCGGCGAGCGCATCCCTGGAACCGACATCGCGCTCGGCAACGTCCAACGGTTCCCGCAAGGCTCCGCACGAACCGAAGGCCGGTATGCCGTCCAACGGCTGTCCCGCCCCGCCCAGATTGCCGGTGCGCTACTCGGAACCTTCGGTGTCCCCAAGCCGATCATCGAGCAGGATGTCGCCGAAGAGCAGGCGTTGCTCCAGTCCATCAAGGACATTCAGGCACAACAAAGACGGGAACGTGAACGCATCCTGTCTAGGATCGGACAATGATCTGGGCTTTAGAAGTCGTCGGCAAACGTCCCACCACCCTCAACCAGGAGCGGAAAACGAACAACTGGGGCAAACGAGCGTCCGACACCAAATGGTGGCGTGAACAGTTCTGCCGGTGCGCCCTCGAGGCCGGTATCCCCGCCCACCAGCGGTTGCACGTCTCCGTCTACCCTCTGCACAAGAACGGTCGCTCCCCCCAAGATGTCGCCGCCTGCTTCCCCGCCGCTAAAGCCGGGATTGACGGGCTGGTCGACGCTGGCATCATCGAAGACGACACCCCTGACATCCTCGTTCGTATAGACTTCTACGCACCAGTCATAGACGGCGTAGACGGATTGCGGCTCGTCGTACAAGGAGCAGACGATGAACCCGATGTACAGTAACGCGCTTGGCAGTCTCGCAGCCGGTATGGCTGGTGGCGGTGGCATGGGCGAAGAAGCCGGTGAAGAGGCCGAGCAGTACCCCTGTCCGTTGTGTGGTGGCACCGGCGTCGTCACCGAAGAGATGCTGACCGGCGAAGGTCAGATGCTCCCCGCCCGCCTCGCTTCCCGTCAGCCGATGATGGGCGCACAGATGGGTGGCCCGATGCGGATGCCCATGCAGGCTCCGATGCCCCCCATGAGCTGAGATGGCTACCCCAGCCTGGCAACGCAAAGAAGGGCAGAACCCTGCTGGAGGGTTGAACGCCAAAGGTCGAGCGTCGTACAAGGCGCAGACTGGTGGCACCCTGAAAGCCCCTGTGAAAGGTCGACCGACGACCCCTGAGCAGATGCGTCGCAAAGGTTCGTTCCTGTCCCGTATGGGTGGCTCGCCGGGGCCGATGAAGGATGAGCAGGGTCGCCCGACCCGTAAGGCTCTCGCCCTGAAAGCGTGGGGTGCGTCGTCGCCGGAGCAGGCACGGTCAATGGGGAAGCGTCTTCTCGAGCAGTACGCCCGAGCCAAAGCAGACAAGGCCAAGTGATGGACAAGGTTCGTAAGGTGATGCGCGAATACAAGTCGGGAACCCTGCACTCCGGCAAGGGTGGTCCTGTGGTGAAGAACCCGAAGCAGGCTCTTGCGATCGCATTGGCTGAGGCTGATCGGGCCAAGCGAGGGAAGTAATGAAGCAAGACCCGTCGCGTGGTGGTGGTAGCACCCTGTCACCGGCGTACTCGGCTGCCCTGCAACAGCTTGTTGACAAGCGGACGGCGAAGAAGCCTTCGACTTGGGACAATGTGCTCGGCGGCCTGAAAGGTGCTGCTGGTCTTACGATTTCGCCATTTGCCACCGCCGCCGACATTGTGGCTAAACCGTTTGAGTTGATCCCTGGTGTGCCAGATGTAAACCCTGAATCCGTGGGGTCGGTGAACCTGTTCGTGCAGGGTGGCAAGTCGTTGCAACACGTTTACGGCGATGCCAAAGAGTTGGGTCGCTCGATCATTACCGGCAAGGACACCCTGTCTCAGTCGCCGTCAGCACGGGCGTATCAGGCTGCCGGTGGAGGGTTGACGGGGACGCTGGCCGCAGCAGGCCCGTATCTGGATGTCGCCTCGGTCGTTGCCCCGGCGGCAATGGGTGCGGCCCGCGGTGCCGGTGTCGTCGCACCGAAGGCGGTGCCATACAAGCCGTTGACGAATGCCGACATCCCAGCCACCCCGTATCGAGCAACCCGCAACGCTCTCGCTGAAGACATGGCACAGGCACAACTTATGACCCCTGATGAGTTGGGCCAGCTTGCCAGAACCATCAACGCTGACGCACAAATAACGGGAGGCCAGAATAGAGGTTTGTCGTATTTCTGGGGTGGCGAACCGATGATAAATGATCGGCTTCGAGGGGATTATCTGGGGGATGCATTTGACGCAGAAATTGCTGAGGCTCAAGCGTTTTTCCAGCGAGTACCACCGTTGCAGCAACCTGTCAAAGTATTTCGCGGCATTATGGTCGAAGAACCAGAAGCAGGCACGAACGCATACAGCGATTTTGTGCGCACATGGAAACCCGGCGACGTAATTGAAGAGCCAGGGTTCATGTCAACAACGATTGACCGCAAGATTGCCGAAGGGTACAGCAACGCTGGTCGGATTCTAGAAATTGAAGTTCCCAAGGGGACACGCGTTGCTACACCTGAAATGTTTGGTGACGCATACAAGTCCATAGAACAAGAATTGACGTTGCCACCGAATACCAAATTGCAAATCACATCAGTTTCTAATGATGTCATCAAAGCAAGAGTTGTCCCCTCTGATACGCCTACAACAAATAGGCAAGCGGTACGGGATGCGTTGTTGCGTTATACCCCCGAGGTGACGACACCGCAGACTGGGCGTACGATGAACCCAGTCGAGGAACTGGCATCGGCGAAGGCGCGAGCGGAGACTGCACCAAGCCAACCTAAACAGTTCTCGATCGTTGATGACAGAACTAGGCAAGTATTTCCCAGCATGACTGAGGGTTCTTTCCGGTTCAACATTGAGGGGTCGCAGGCGAAACCACAGGTAACCTATTCGGTTGCTGGCACAGGCAACGATGCGATCATTCACTTGGACGCGGAATCACTCGCATTTTTCGGAAAACCAAGTGACGACGCCATTGACACAATCGTTGAACATCTCAACGCGAAGTATCCGAACCTGCGTATTGCAACAACGAACCCAGAATTGCAACAGGCATTGAATGCCCGACAAACAAAACCGGTTCTTCGCTCACCATCCGAACCAATTCGTAACGCATTGACGTTCAAGCCGGTACAACCAGATGCCAACGAAACTGCTGATGCTTTTAGCCGTCGACTAGCGCAAGGCGATCAGACGTTTGACCGGGTGACCTTTACTGAACCGTATGAGCCACGGGGAACAAGCGTCTTTGTCCATAGAACATTGCCAGATCAGGCTGGAAGACTGTTGGCCGAAGGGATGGAGTCTGAGCCAAGTTCATGGCGTGGCAATATGGGCGCACGGACATTTGGCGAAGGTGTCTTCCCTGAAGGCACTATCTTCGCCAGCAAACTCGGGTCGCCAACCGACGACCTGTTCGCTCAGACGATGAACGACCAGTATGGCGACATCCGTGGCGGCGTTCCGCTCCAAGTGACATTGCCGAGTGACGCGAAGATATTGGAGTTTGGTGCTGACTTTGATGAAATTTCTGTGAGAGAATTCAACGAAGCCGGTTTGTCATTTCAGGAGTATTACGACTTCCTAGATATCGTTGATGCGTTGGGCGGCAATCTCTCAAATGAGACGAAAGCCAAGGGTGCGCTGGCCCAAATAGCCCAACGTCAAGGATACGACGCGGTGTTGTTCGGTGAGGAACTAATGATTATCCCGAGATCAAAGTACCCACAATCCGTCATGGATTTTTACAACGATTTTTCGTAACTCCTGCTCACGATGTCATTTCGTGTGATGCCCGACATCGCCTCATCGTGATCCACTAAACTGGTGACGCATAACAAACGCGACATCGACGGCCTCGAGCCTCTGTCGCCTCTACCGGAGGTTCCGTATGCGTCTCACACTCACAATCGTTGCGTCTATTGCCATAATCGGATGCGCCCCAACCGAAACCGTTCAACCACCGACCAGCCCGGTCACCACGGTCACCGTCGCACCAACCACCACCAGCACCACGACGACGACGGTCGCACCGACCACGACGACCAGCACCCTCGTCCCCGCCGACGCGAAATGCGCCGAACTAGCCCCGATCGCCTCCGCAGCCGGATGGCCCGACCATCTGCTCATTGACGTGCTTGACGAAGCATGGCAAGAATCCCGATGCCTCAACATCATCGACGGCCACAAAAACTTCAACGGCTGGGATCGAGGCCCACTACAAATCAACCAGGTGTGGCTCAACGAGATTGAAGCCAAATACGGAAGCTGGGAGTACGTCAAAGACCCGTACTACAACTTCGCGTGGGCATGGGAGATGTACATTTGGCACGAACACCACCGTGGATGCGGGTTTCACCCCTGGTCACGGCCCTGCAAATAAGTCCTTGACAACCCTCCCAATCGGGGGGAAACTAGAACCGTGCAACACCCCACCGCTACGGTGAGGTCAACTGAAAGGGGTAATACCATGACCGAACTGGTCCCGCTCACCTCGAGCATCGAAACACACACCGCCGACGGGCTGCGCAACGCACTCCTGACCGCCGACCAGGGCCGACAGGCTCTCGCCGAGCAAGGCGACTATCAGCAACTGCTCGCAGCATGGCAGTATCTGAAGACCATCAAAGCGGACATCGACGTACTGATGCGAGCCACCGAGGACGACATCACCCGTCTGCTTCCCGAGAAGAAGCAGTTTGTGGACGGCATCGGCACCGTCGAGCGTCGCACCAGCTCCACCCGCAAATGGCAGTCTGAGGATTTGATGCGCGACCTGTGCCGTGCCAGCCTCGACCCGAACGGAACCGGGGAGATCACCCTGACGAACGTCGCCACCATGCTCGACAACCTGAAGAAGGTTCTGCCGTTGACCGCTTCCCTCGGCTGGCGTGTCACCGCCCTGAAGGAACTCGGCATCGACCCCGACACCTACGGCGAAGCCACCTACGGTCGCCACACCATCCAGATCACCAAGTGAAAGAGGAAACCAACATGAGCCAGCAAGAAACCAGCAACGCGGTCGAGGTGCATCGTCCGCTGACACCCGCCGAAGTGTCGTGGAAGACCGCACAGCGGATCTCCAACACACCGTTCGTGCCGACCGCCTTCCGAGGCAAGCCCGAGTCGGTGTTCGCAGCCGTCCTGTACGGCGAGGAACTGGGCCTCGGCCCCATGCAGTCGCTGAACAGCATCCACGTCATCGAAGGCAAGCCGAGCATGGCCCCCGAACTGATGCGAGCACTCGTCTTCAAGGCCGGTCACCGCATCGACGTGAAGGTGTGCATGAACGACGAAGTCATCCTGTACGGATGCCGTGCCGACTCCGGTTCCGAAGCGACCGTGAAGTGGACGATGAAGGACGCACAGAACGCCGGTCTGGCCGGTCGTGGTGCGTGGAAGACATACCCTCGTGCGATGCTGTTGGCTCGCGCCACCTCCGAACTGTGCCGAATGCTGTTCGCCGATGTCGTCGCCGGACTGTCATACACCCCCGAAGAGGCTGCGTCCATCGCCGGATCAGACTGGGAGGAAGTCCCCGCCGAACCGCCGGTGTTCATCGAGAAGCCGACCACCATCCCCAACCAGCCGGAACCGCCGGTGGAAGCAGTCGTGGAAACCTCATGGGAAGAAGCGTTCCCCGGCTCCGACATTGTGGATGCGGAAATCATCGAAGATCAGCGTCCCGAAACCGTGTACCCCGAAGAGATCGCCGACCCGAACATGGCGACACCGAAACAGATTGGGATGGCACGGGCGTTGCTTCGTGAATGGGGCATCGTCAACAAGGCCGAGTCCATCAACCTCGCTGAGATGGTGTTGAACCGCACCGTCACCTCGATGGCCGACATGAGCAAGAAAGAAATCTCGGCGTTCATCAAACACCTGCAAGTCAACCATCCTGACGGCGACAAGTCGTGAACCCTCTCAAACTGTGGAGACTGCGACGCGCAGCCACGCAAGGGCATCTGAACCTGATGGCACAACATCTGCTCCAATGCACCGACACGATCAACGAACTGCGAGCCGAGAACGAAGAGTTGCGCATCCGAGGGAACCGTCTCGCATGGGCGATCGACAACAACGATTGGACTGTCGAATCTGCTGAACGCCTGTCCGACTCGGCGTCCGCATGGAGGGAGTTCTCCTGATGGCCTCCGACCTGCCCAAACTGGATTTCGTGCCGATCCCCTGGATCAAAGACGCAGCGTGTCGAGGCATGGACCCCAACTACTTTCAGCCCGATGTCGGCCAGCCTGCCACCGAAGCGAAACAGATTTGCAACGGGCGCAAAGCCACCCGACGCACACCAGGGCTACCGCCGTGCCCTGTCCGAGCTGAATGCCTGAACCATGCGGTCGCCATGAACGAACGCGGGATCTGGGGTGGCACCACCGAACGGGAACGCCGTGCGATCCGCAACAAGGAACCTCGAGGGAAACGTGCCGACGCACGGGTCGCCCGCATCGTCCACGGCACCATCGACGGATACCGGCACGAAACCCGACTCAACCTGCCCCCCTGCAAAGCGTGTCGCCAAGCGTGGAACGACTACCAGTACAACGAACGGAAACGGGGTGTCGGCGTGAGTGGATACGACATCCGGTTGCGCGAGTTCGTCACCCTCGTCACCGTCGTCCACCGAGGCCAGACACCCGACCTCGAGGCGATCGCAGCGGAAAGCCGTGACATCGTATTGGCCGAGTCTGTAGGCTCCGTTCATGGCGAAGAAGCCGATGTTTGACCAGCCGACTGAAGGGGACTGCGACGAGTGTGGGACACCGATCCCACCCGACCTGATCCCCGCAGGGTTCCACCGGCAGACAGGCATCCTTCTCTGCCACACCTGCAAGCGATACTCTCACTACACACCTCGTCAATACTTTGACGAATAACCAAAGGAAACCAAATGAACCTGCCCTGGCAACAACCCATCCGACCGTTGGAATACAAGTACCAATCGGATGAATATCCGACCGGCTGGTCGCCGTGGATGATCGTGCTGTTCATCCGGGCCGCCAATCACGGTTGGGAGATCATGGGTCCGAACGGTGTCGTGTGGACCGACAAGGACGCGATCCTGCGGGACGTGGCAGCATGAGCCACCTCCAGCTCGTCCTCCCGTTGGCTGTCCGCAACGACGACCCGACCACCAGCGTCACCCCGCCGAACCGCAACAGTCAGATCGCACGACTGTTGGATGCGTACACGCTCGCCGACCTGACCGACGAGGAAGCAGTCGAAGTGACCCTCGGTCACCCGCCGACTCTCGCAGACGAAGGGTTGCGACGCCGAGCCTCCGACCTTCGTGCTCTCGGCTGGATCGCACCGACCGGGGAGACACGCCCGAACTCTCGAGGCCGTCAACGCATCGTGTGTGCGATCACCGACGCCGGTCGGGACGCGCATATGGAGGTGTTCTGCAATGACTGAGGACATCGTGACCCGACTTCGGACTCTTGACAAGTACAGCGACATCATTGGAGCTTGTGACAAGGCCGCCGACGAGATTGAGTTACTGCGTGTTGCCCTACAGATGGCGTGTTACGAGGTATTCGCCTATTGTGACCCGCTCAAAACCTCGCCCAAAGATTTGGTAGCCCACTTTATGAACGAGGCGGTGCGTGGTGACTGAGGACGATTTGAAGAAACTGATGCTCGCCATCGCATCTGGGCTGGAGAAGATCAGCGAACAACTCGCATCGCTCGAGGAAGCGAACAGGCGCACCATGAGCGCAGTCGAACGCATCAGCGACCGGCAATGGCGCGATGGGATGCGACGGACATGACCCGCTTCACCTACGGTTCCCTATTCTCCGGTGTCGGCGGTATGGACATGGGGTTTGACACCCACATGGATTGCGTATTCCAGGTCGAATGGGACAAACACGCCCAATCCATCCTGCGCCGCCATTGGCCCGACGTACCCAAATGGGGTGACGTACAAGAAGTCAACGGGGCAGACCTGCCACCGTGTGACGTTCTCACGTTCGGTTCCCCGTGCCAAGACCTGTCCGTCGCCGGTAAACGAGCCGGGTTGGACGGCGGTCGATCATCCATGTTCTATGAAGCTGTGCGAATCATCAAGGAGATGCGAGATGCAACCTCATCCCGACCAACTGGCCCTCTTCCCCGAGCAGTCCTTTGGGAGAACGTCCCCGGAGCCTTGTCTTCCAACAACGGAGCCGACTTCAAGTCGGTCGTCGACGAAATGGTTGACCTCGGGGCGTGTCTTGTCGAGTGGGCTGTCTTGGACGCGCAACATTTCGGAGTCCCCCAACGACGACGGCGCGTCTTCCTCGTCGCTATCTTCGATCCTGCAACCGCCGACCGATGTCCCGACCCGCTACTACCTGTCAGCGAAGGCCGCCGAGGGGATTTTGCGAAGGGCCGAAAGAAGGGGCAAGACGTTGCCGGAAGCGTTGCGACGAGCGTTGATGCAGGTGGCCTCCAACCAACCGTCGGATGCCTGACACCGGGCGCACACCCTGGTTCGTACAACGGTCAGGATGCGTACAACGACCTGCTTATCCCGTTCGTGAAGGCACGACGCGCCCAGAACGACACCGACGACGAGACATGGGTCGAGGGGGAAGTCACCCCGACGCTCAACGCTTTTGACAACGGCGGCGAATCCAGGGCGACCGTACTGATGCCGATCATCTTTGACGGCACCCGGCACGACGACTTCCGTATGGAAACCGAGATCGTCCCAACCCTGAAGCAGCGCATGGGGACAGGCGGTGGACAAGTACCAATGCTGGCCGAACCAATCGTTTACGATGGCTATAACCAAAAACTGGATGACAGCGGAATTCACCGCTCATTGAGGGTCGGTCGAGATAGTAGCGATTTTGTGGCGCAACCAATGCTCGCCGAGCCGGTCGCGGCGTCGTTCAAGCCGGGAGCATCAGCGAAAGCGTACGGCATCGGGTACGAGGAAGAGATGGCCCCGACCCTTGAGTCTGGTGGTGGAGGCAACAACAAGCCAGCGATCATCCAGCCCTACTCGTTTGACACCCAGTTCGGTTCCAACGCGAACGTGTTCACCGACCTTTCGCCAACCCTCAAAGCCAGCCAGCAGTCCCCGTCAGTCACCACCAGCCTCGCTGTACGTCGACTGACACCGCTCGAGTGTGAACGGCTGATGGGATGGCCCGACGACCACACCCGCTGGACGGACGAAGGTAAAGAGCAGGCCGACACGCACCGCTACAAACAATGTGGGAACGGTGTCGCCGCGCCGGTCGCCCAGTGGATCGCCGGTCACCTGAACTCTGTACTGTTGGGAACATGACAATGACCCCGAAAGAGTGGCTCATGACAGGCATTGAGCAGGGCTGGTGTTCTCCGATGCATTGCCTGACCCACGACAACGTGCTGATGACCAAAGCGGAACGAACCGAATTGGACGATGGTGGGGAACCGTGCCTGTACATCGTTCGCATCGCCGACGACCAGGAGCATCAAGACCAGATGAAAGTCACCTCGACGTGGCGGGATGCCATACAATTCATGGATGAGTATGCGGAATAACGTCGCTGACGAAATTCGCCCTGTACCTCAGGTGCGGACACTTACCCCCGAACAGGAGCGTTTCGTGGAACGAGCGATCGACATCATCTACTTCGGGAGCCTGTACATCACCTGCGCGGCTCTCGTCCTCTGGTTCCTGCGACGCTGGATCAAATAATCGAGTCGGGAGCCTGACCGGAGCCAAACCGGCCACCGTCCGGCTCCACCAGGATGCTCGAGATCACCTCGGCGGCAGTCACCTCGGCCACCCCGTCGGTGAGACGCAACGTCTGACGCACCCAGCGGTCGGTCGTATGGCCGAGCCAGCGGGCGATGACCGGCACCGGCACACCGCGCTCAAACTGTCGGCGGACCGCCCAACGTCTCATGTCTTGCACGTTCAACCGGCGTCCTGTCGCAGCTGACGCGATCTTCCCGAGTCGGATCGTCGCCCATTCGGATGTCATCGTCCCAGCGAGCGGGGTGGTCGGGGCATACACCGACTGGAGTCCGACGGTCAGCACCTCGAGACGCCCGTCGACCGGGATCTCCCGCCGGTTCTGCTTCCGGCTTCGCACCGTCACCAGCGTCTTACCTTCCCATGTGCGCACGTCGACACCACGCACCCGGAGAGCCTCCTGACAGTCACAGCCAGCCCACGCCACCATGCCCGCCAGCCATTCCCAACGCGGACCGAGCTTGGCGGCCTCAGCCATCACCAGCATCATCTCGTCGTCGGTTGGGATGCTCTCGAGGTTCAGGACGATCTCACGCTTGGGCAGCTTCACAGAGTGCAGACCGTGCGCCCGCAACACGCCAGCGTCCACCAGGGCATCAAACCATTTGGCGACACCGCACACCCTTGAGGCCACGCTCGTCGGCGTGTACTGGGCAGACATCCACGCAACAAACTGTTGTGCGTTCGCCACCGAACAATCCAACGGATGTACGCCCTGCTCGGCGCACCAGCGTTGCCAGGTCACGATGTCCTTCTTGTACCTCTTTCGAGTGTGGATCGAGGGGTAGGAAGTTAGAAAATTGGCGGTGACAGACCGGACAGTACGCATAATAAATGTTTACCCTATCGGAATCGTGGTTGGAGCATCAATTTTTGGACGAATGTACGCAATCCCTGCCCACACCCAGCGTTTTGGGCGGGCTGGTGCCGGGGCGTGAAGAAGCCCCGCCCGAGTGGGGCGGGGCTTCGACGGGGTTAGGGTTTCGGGTGCTGGTGGCCGAGTGTGTAGGCCCAGACTACGGCGGCGAGTTCGCGGGCGGTATCGACGGGGGCAAGCCCGAGGACATACCAGCACCCAACTCCCCCGACGCGCTGAAGGTAGACGGACCAGCACCGGGGGGCGGTCTGCCCGTATTTCCATCGCCACCCCGCCGGGGCGGGCGGGAGTGTGCGCACTAGGGCGGGCAGGCAACGGGACCCGCAAACGTGCGAGAGATCGCCACGGGCGCACGGGGGCGCATCAGTACGCTCAATCACGGCACGACCGCCAGACCAGCACCAGCACCACGAGAAACCCGGCGACGGCTAACGGGTGGGGCCAGTTGGTAACGTCTCGGCACCATCCTTCGGCGCATCGGTAAGCGTCGGCGGCGATCATCGCGCCACCTCCATGCGGCGCACACGAACGGCGACGGCTGCGCCGAGTTTCCCGCGCGAATCGGGCGCACCTTTCCCGCCATGCTGTAGGAAGGTCACGGGGCGCACCGGGCCACCGGGCAGGCAGACCGCGCAAGCGATACAGGCACCGACACCGGGCGCACCGGGGCGGGCGGTGCTCCGGCGTCCGTCGGGGCCGACAACGTGCGCCGCGACTCCGGTTCCGTCCTCGACGTGGCGACCGGTAGCAGGACACTCAAACGGGCGACCGGCCACGGGGGCCACGGCTGCCAACTGCGCCCAAACGGCGACGGCGTGGCGTCGGTCGTCGGCGAGTACAGCCACGGGAAGGCCGAGACGCACCGAGGCGCGGGCCATTGTCGGGGCGTTGTGCTCGTCCGCCGAAAGGTACACGCGCCCATTATCGGGGACGGGTAGCAGGTGGCGGGCGTTCACGTTGTCGCGGGTATAAAGCCAATGGTCTACCGTTGGGGTTTGGCGCATCGTTTCACGGATCGCGCGCGCATACCAAGGGGCGAACAGGTCACCGCCGGATTGCCACCGGAACGCGGGACGGCGCACCCCTCGGGCAGTCTGTTGCCGGGCCGAGTGCTCGACGACGGCGACCAGGGCGGCCACGACTCGACGCGCACCGGCACGGCCTTCGTTTCCGTACAACGTGCGCAACGTGGCGAGATTGTGCGAGGCGTTCCGGGCTAGGGCCGGGGACAGGTTCTCGATCCCTGCGGCGTAACACTCTCGGCATGCGGGCGTCGTCCGGTCGCACGTCCCCCCCTGATCGAGCGGGCCGACCGGCAACGGCAATGCGTTGTGAAGGTCCGCACGGGCAGACCCGCGGGCGTCGATGAGCACACTCGGGGCCGTCTTTGCGTCGGCCTGAATGTACAGGCGCAGCCCGTCGGCCACGGTCACCCAACCCCCAGAGAGTGCGGGGGATTGGGGTAGGCGGTCGCGGCGGGCGGTCATGCTTCTACCCCTTCGGCGTTGTCGTACTCGTTTCGGCAGTCGGCGCAATACAGCAAGGACGACGGCTCGTCGTCCATTGGCGCAATGTTCCCCCATTCGTTACCGCAGTTTGAGCACCGGGGCGAGGTCACCTCGGCACACTCGGGGCAAACGAGCGCATAGGCGCGGGGGTCGCCCATAACGTCCCACGGGACGACGACGGCGGTGCGAATGTCGATGTACCGGGTGCGGTTCTCGGCGAGATCGCAAGCGGGGCACCTAATACCTTCGTCGGGCGTCGTGTAGGTGTTGCCACGGGTGTAGTGAGAATTTCCGTACGGGGTGGACATCCAAGCCCGCCACCGCAGACCGTCGGCGAGCAGGTTCGCCAGACTTACGGACTCATCGAGAACGTCGGCGGGGACCATGTCGAGCTCGCTGGCGTCGGTCGCGTCGTCAATCTGCTCGGCGGTCAAGCGGTGCAGATCAATCGCCACGGCGAACTCGGGCGCGATAACTGCGCCGGTGTCCGGGTCTGCGATCATCCACCTTATGCGGGATCGGTCTGGGGTCATGGGTTTGTATCCTTTCGTTTGGTGGGCAATGTACGCCCGAGGTATTTCGGAGCGAATGCTCGCCCAGTACGCCCACCCCCAGAACGGGAGCGGGTCCGACCAGGCTGGTCGGAGTGCCTGCCACCGCTTCGAGACGGTGCGAGCCAGCGAACTGGGCAGGCGGTCGGGGGTCAGGCGTTGGGGCTGGGGGTGAGCCAGTAGTCCGGAACGTCTCCGAGGATCGGGGTCACCGTGCCAGCGTGGAAGTGGTCGGACAGGAACCAATCGGGGTCGCTGTCGTAGTCGGGTTGTTCCGGTGCGCAGCACGTCAGGGCGAACGTGTTCGGGTACTCGTGCCATCCGAACGCGTCGCACTCGGTCAGGAAATCGGCGACGACTTGGGCGAGAGTGTCCGGGCCGTCGTAGTAGCACCAGTCCTCTTCGCCATCAATGGACCAGAAGAAGTAGTGGCGGGTCGGGGCTTCGACCTCGCACAAACAATCTCGCAAGGGCTCGGAACATCCGGAACAGTTGGTGGGCTTCATGGCTGGGTGTCCTTTCGGGTTGGGTTACCGACCGTGTTGGTCGGAGTGCGTCGGGTGGGAGTCGGACCCACCTATCCCCCGCCTGCGGGGCGACGCTGTCGGGGTCAGACGACCACGGGAAGAGGGGTGAAACGGGTGTCGGCGATGGCGAAGGCGACGAGGTCGGCGACTTCGACCCCCGACAGGTAGCCGGTGCGGGCGGTCGTGTCGTAGGTCTGTCCATCTTCTCCGCTGGCATACTTCGGGAGAACGATGACCGAACACCCCTCGTCCACTCCGAGAACGGGGGCGTTCGCTTGGGCGACGATCACCAACGTGGCCCGCCGCGCATCGGTCAATAGACCGTCGCAGGTGATTGCGTCGCATCCCCCACCGGTCGGGGTGACTTCCCAGACTCCGCCGAACTCTCGGGCGAGGGCATCAACTAGGGCGGTCACGATCGGGTCGGCGTTGGTCGTGCGGTCGTAGCCTTGCGACAGGTGCCAACCTTCACGGTCGGCGGGTCGGGCGAAGATTTGGACCGTTTGCCAGTTGTCGGATTCGGTCTGTGATTCTTCGTAAAGGTAGCGGGCGTACTCGTGAGCCTTGTCGGCGGGGAGGATGGCCATCAGTTCACATTCCGCAGCGGTCACCTTGTCCGGGTCGGTGAACATGGTGTCATCGGTGTACCAGATGCCCATCGGGCGGGGGAAGTGTGCGGGGCGTGACTTCGACGTTGTGCCGAGCTTGGTTTTGCGGGGCTCTCTCATGGCTGGTTCCTTTCGTTGTTGGTCCGTATTGACCATGTTCGGAGTTTACCCCTGCTATATGACGAACACGTTACGATCGGCAAGATTCATAAAGATTCATCCCCTCGCGTAATCATGCGGCCTGCCTGTCGGGAAGCACGCCGGTGCTCGGTGTCCACGATCAGGCGAGGGCGCAGCCCGAAGGCTGGACCGGCGTAGCCGGAGGGGTTCGACCCTCGTGCCCTGCCCCGACCCGTGCCACCCCTGCCACCTGCCGACCGTGACCACGTCACCCCAGCCCAGACCCCACCCCTACCGGTGCCAGTGCCCAACCCCCCCCCACCCCCGTACGCACCCGTGGGGGGACCCCAGCCCCCTACTACTACTACACGTTCCCGTATTTTTTGGCCCCCCTGGTTGGGTGTGTGGGCGGCTCGAGTGGTGTGTTGCGGTTGTGTTGTGTTGCGGTTGTGTTGCGATTGTTGCGGTTGTGTGACGGTATGTTTATGCAGCCATTTGCAGGTCTAGGGCTTGTTGTCACCCGTTCCGGGCGGCTTCTGTGCTGGTTTTGCTCACGTTGCACTCCCGCCTCGCTTCGCTCGTTGGGTCGACGCTTCGACTTCGTTCCTCGTCTCGCGTCCTCACCATGCTGTGTCAGAGCTGGCGGTTGTTCTTCCCCCACAATTCGGGCTAGTAGCCTCAGGGTGCCGGTCTAGACGTGTTCGGTGGACAACCTTCGCCATTTGTGTCGTTTGGAAACGCTGCTCCTCGTCGTCGATGCAACGAGGTCTACCCACGTCACCGTGTGTCACCGGCCCCCATGCAATCGGGTTGGGTCTGATGCCTGTCTCTGTACAGGCTGCTGTTCCAGGTTGTGTGCCGGTGGATACCCCGACAAGTGCATCCACCGGCGATCGGAGCGTAGCATCATGTTGTGAGAGAGTTGCGTCATCTTCCGTAACAGTTGTGTTACGGTGTGGGTTCTCTGCGGATACGGAGGTCAGGGGTATGAGTGTTGTTGATGATCTGATAAGTACTGTCACCCGGTTGGGCAACGACCAGTTGGTGGCGCAAGCCCGGTTCGCTCTCGAGAGTCAGGGGGTGTTCCTGACACCGAAGGAGTGTCGGATCGCGTTTCTGGCTGCCGCGCACACTCTCGAGCTTGCCGAACGTTCCTATGATGTGGGGACGTTGACCGCTGGGGAGATGGTGGCCTGTCAGGCGGTCGCCAGCCTGTCCATGCAGATTTGGGCGACGTTGCACGACATTGTGGACGGGAAGATCATCCTGTGACCACCCGCAAGGTAAGCGAATCCGCTCAGGAGATCGTCAACGGGATCAAAGGCCGGAAACCACATGACGGCATCCCCACCCATCGGGTTGTTGACGACCTGTCCACAGTCGAAGTTGAGCATCCGGGTGAAC